TACAAGAACATCAACATCATTGAAAAGCATTACCAAAACAACGGCACTTATTCCATAACCTTTGAAGGGCATGAGGATTGGCAGTTGTTCACACTCGGACAAGCACATCAAATTATCATCATAAATGACAACACACGAAGCACTAACACAAGTATTTAACAAGTCAAACAAAGAGTTGGCCGAGTTATTACACGCCAATTACGCAACAGTTACCACATGGAAATTCCAATTCAAAAGAAACGGGTTAAGCATGGAAAAACAATTTGAGATTCTCACAAAACTAAACTACCAATTAAAAAACAAAATAGTATGGAACAACAAAAAAGAAGCGCAGTAACCAATGTAACTGCCAACGGAACTTACAATGGTCAGTACGGCACATTGTACAAATTTGAAATCACCTTTGCCAATGGCGATTCGGGTGAGTACGCATCCAAAAGTGCGGATCAAGCCAAATTCAAAGTGGGTGTGGAGACCGATTACACCATCACATCCAAGGAATTCAAAGACCGCATTTATTACAAGATTGCACCCGTGATGACACAACCAGGTGCGCAACCATTTACCCCTAAACCAAAGGACCCCGAAACGGACAAACGCATTACCCGTATGAGTGTATTGAAAGTGGCGGGTGATTTGGTCATCAATGGTGACATCAAGTTACATGAAATACTTGCCTACGCCCAAGTGTTTGAAAAGTTCGTGGTGGATGGTCAAGACACCTTGGCACAATTGAAACCAGTTTCACACGATGACTTGCCATTCTGATGAAAAAAATGATTGAGCAACTATCGGACACGATGTTGGAAATAGGGGGTGGCAATTACTGCCCCCTACAATTCCACATTGAATTGAAAGAATTGGCGGATACCATCAAGAACTTTCAGGACCAAGTAAAACCACTTGCATTGACCGAAGCGGGTAAATGGCATGGGCAAGTGTACCACGGCTACGAAATCACACGCAAGGCGGGTGGAGGTCGGTATAATTATGACCACATTCCCCAAGTCATGGAATTACGGGCGGAGTTAAAGGAACGCGAAAAACTCCACCAACACGCCTACAAACAAATGAACCTTGGTATTTTCTTGAACGAACAAACGGGGGAAGTATACGAACCCGCCCAGTACCTTCAAAATGAGGATACAATAATGTTAAAAGCGGTTAAATAAAAAATGGGGGGCATCGGCATCCCCCCACTAATCCCATGAAATGACAAATAACAAGAACGGATTGTTGCAAAGATAGTTATTTTTTGTATATTTGTTGCGTTAACTGGTATGTAGAAGATACCGAAAGTTAAACCACTTTTATCCCTGTTGAATTGCGTGTGCTTCTACCACCGCCGTTTGATGGGGATTTTTTTTATGCAAAACACATACACAACACAAACCACAGTAAACAAAAACATTTGCACGATTGCAGTTTACATGAACCACAAATGGTGGCACGATTACGAATTCCACACGGATGATTTGTACATGATTAAAGGTCGAAACATTATTATCGACATTGCTTGTAAAAATTGGGGAACGCCTGAAAACATCCAAGAAATTCACAACTCTATTTTGAAACACCTTTTATCTAAATGAAATGTCAAAGGATCCTGCATTCCTATTTTATTCCAGTGATTTTTTGACTGGTACAATGTTCATGGACAATGAGCAAGTTGGAAAGTTTATTCGCTTGATATGCGCCCAACACCAAAAAGGTAGATTAACCGAAAAAGATATGTTAAAGATATGTGTAACACATGACGAAGATATATTCTCAAAGTTTGCCGTGGACGGGGCGGGGCTTTATTACAATGAAAGGTTAGAACAAGAAGTTGAAAAACGAAAGGCATATTCTGAATCAAGGCGTAATAACCGTAAAAAGAAAGAAGATATGATTGACACATCTTTATCATATGTTCCACATATGGAAAATGAAAATGAAAATGAAAATATAATTGATAATGTAGTTATAGATAAACCAATAGAAGAAAAGCCAAAACGATTTGTAAAGCCAACTATTGAGCAACTGGAAGCGTACATGGAAGAACGCGGAATGAATAACATTGCAAGTCGTTTTTATGACCATTACGAAGCCAATGGGTGGAAAATTGGTAGGAATTCAATGAAGGATTGGAAGGCATCGGTTAGGACATGGGAACCAAATCACAAAAAAATTACAACACAATCAACGAAACAACCTAAAATTGCAACACTATGAACACTGAACAAATGTTAATTAGCAACATTCTTTTCTATGCGGATGCAAGGCACTTTTTGCCACAGATAAATCAAAACTGGTTCAAAGACCCGTTGTGTAAAAAGGTCATTGAGGTTATTACCAAACTTTACTATGGTAACGAAGAAATTGACTATCTCACTTTGATGCCCCATTTTACCAACAAAGAATTCATTGATGTGATAACGCTACAACAGAACGCAAGTGGAATCACCAATGTGAAACCACACTTAAAAAAGTTGGAGTACACATACATCAAAGAACAGTTGGTTGAAAGCATATCGGCAATTGACACCACAAAAGAACTTGGTGAATTAATTGAGGACATTCAAAACGCGTTGAATAGTACCACATTTTCAACACAACAAGAACCTGAAAGCATTGTAAAGGTTACGAACAAAGTCGTGGATCAAATAGTTGCAAACGCAGAAAAGGGCGGTCAATTGGTTGGCAAGGAAACGGGATGGAAATTCTTGGATAAGTATTTGGGCGGTTACAATGATGGGGATTTGATTGTAATGGCGGGTAGACCTGGAATGGGCAAAACCGCAATTGCTTTAACACTTACAAAGGAATTTGCACAACGAGGTGGAAAGGCGTTATTCATTTCCCTTGAAATGAGTTCAGAGCAATTGGCAAAAAGATATGTGTCATTGATTGGGCATTTAGAAAATTGGAAAATGCGAAACGGGGTTTTAACCAAACAAGAAATTGAAAAAATCATCCATGTTGCCAACCATCAAGAAATTGAATTTTTTATTGATGATGACCGCGTTGGTGATTTGGAAAAAATCAAATCAAAGGCAAGGTTACACAAAGCACGAAAAGGACTTGATTTGTTGGTGATTGATTATTTGCAACTCATGAAAGGAACGAAGCAAAGCCGTGAACAAGAAGTTGCAGAAATATCGCGCGGTTTGAAATTATTGGCCAAGGAATTAAAGTGTACAATTATCGTATTGGCGCAGTTGTCACGGAAGCCAGAAGATAGGGCAGACAAACGCCCGTTGTTGTCAGACCTTCGCGAATCAGGTGCGATTGAACAAGATGCCGATGTTGTTATGTTTCCTTTCCGACCCGCGTATTACGAAGAAGAAAAGCCACAAATCGAAGATGCGGAATTGATTATCTCGAAAAATAGGAACGGGGAATGTGCAACAATACCAACGACATACGAGGGGCAATACACGATGTATAAAGAAAGTTTGCCACCAATACAATTTTAATAATAAAATAATTATATTTGTAGGGACAAATGAAACAAGAAACAAGAACGGTGGTTATTGAGTTGTTAACGCAATACCCCACATTTAGAGATTCGGACGAACAATTGGTTGCATGGATTTGGGGTTTAGAAATGAACGCCAAGGGTTATTCAACTGGCAATCTTCCAACACAAAAATTCTTACGCATTTTAGCGGATGGGCAATTAACATCAAGCGATTCCATTACACGGATGCGAAGAAAGGCACAAGAAGAACACCCCGAATTGCGTGGTACGAAATACAACCAACGCCAAGACAGACAATCATCAGTTAAAAAGGATTTGGGCTATGGACAATAAACAACAAACGGCAGTGGACATTCTATGTGGAAAGTTAGCAATGAAATTAGGAATACCACAAGCAATTACTTTTTACATAGACCATCAAGAGGAAATCAGAGAAGCCAAAGAAATGGAGAAGCAAAGAATTGAAACTGCATACAACAAAGGAACAGTTCATGGAATTGATTATCCTGAAAGTACATTACCAATAACTGGTGAACAATACTACAACGAAACCTATGGAGGTGGTAAGCAATGACAAACAATAAACAAAGTAGCGTAGAATGGTTTCTTGACCAATTAATTGAACACCGAATTATCATTGTTAATAAAACAACATACCAAGTAAAATATAAACACGAAATACTTTTAGAACAAGCCAAAGCAATGCATAAGGAGGAAACTATAAAATTATATTATGCATACGAAGACTATGTATTGCGGGAAGAAGGTATTATAAAGACATTTGGTCAATTTTACAACGAAACATACAAATGATTAAAATAGTGGTACACGATAAGCAATGGTTCATTGACCGCATTGGAAAAAGAATTTACAGAGAAAAAAATGTCTGCAATTGCGAAGCGTGTACCATAGTTCATAAAGAAGGATTAATCATCACCGATGAGCAACACGCCAATTATTTATACGATTGTCAAGAATTAGATTTAATTTACTATGAAAACACCAATAGAAAGATTCGTTGAGTGGTTGGAAGAAAACCACCCCACGGCAGTACCAGGACCCGAAGTGATTCACCACCTGAAAAGATTAGAACAAATGGACCAACAAATGGCATACAATGCGGGTTTCACAAAAGCCAAGTCATTGTACCTTGACGCTGAATGAAACATCTTGAAAGCCGTTTACAAGTCAACTGCGTTAAGTGGTTTCGGTTGGCATACCGCCAATGGGCAAACTATTTGATTCATGTTCCCAACGGAGGATCACGGGACTTGCGAACGGCTCAAAGATTAAAAGCCGAAGGAGTATTGCCAGGGGTGGCCGACCTTGTGTTGTTCATCCCTAACAAAACACACCACGGGTTATTCATCGAACTTAAAATCAAACCAAACAAGCAAAGCACACATCAAAAGGACTGGGAAAAGTTAGTCACTGCAATGAATTACGCCTATGTGGTTGTATATTCGTTTGACGATTTCAAATTACAAATAGAAGCATACATTGGTAACACTTGAAGCCATAGCGAAAAGGCACAACGAATGGTTGAAGATTGCCAAATACCTTGGGGCAACGGGTGATGAATCGGATGACATGGTACAATCAATGTATTTGAAGTTGGCAGAAATACAATTGGCGGAAGGAAATTTCACACGGCTAACAAACCACCACGGAACAATAAACACCATTTATCTTTTCAAGATGCTTCACAATGCGTTTATGGACATCAAACGAAGCCAAAAGAACACAATACCACACCAAGACCATTTTGTTCCCGTAGAAAGCCCCGAAATGGCTGAAATGGCACATTCTGATTTGATGGGTGAGGTGAAGAACGCAATTGATGAACTCCGTGACTATGACCAAATGTTATTGGAACTTCATTTTGTGTACGGACATAGCATGAGGGAGATAGAAAAACGCACGGGGATTCCGACACATTCGGTGTTTAACTCAATTAAGAACGCCAAACAATTTATCAAACAAAGGACAAAGACAAAATACCAAATATATGCAGAAGAAAAAAGACACACGGAAACAGTTTACCGAATCACGACCATCCATCGGATTGGGGGATACGATTCAGAAGGTAACGAAGGCCACGGGGATTGAAACCATTGTCAAGTGGTTGAACTCGGAGGATTGCGGATGCGATGCCCGTAAGCACAAATTGAACAAGATATTCCCAAACCGCAAACCATTGTGCATGACCGAGGATGAATACGATTGGTTTACACATTTCAAATCAGTAAATTCAACAACATTGAGTCCAACGGAAGCAACCAAGATTGCGGAAATGTGGTCAAGGATATTTCAAAGCAAAAGAATTTACAAGCCGTGTACTTGCAACCCAAAGGCATGGCAAACCATGATAAATGAATTGACACAAGTTTATGAAACTTATCAAGTGCAAGAATGAGTGTGAAGTTTGTGACCATTAC